GTAAGAATTATATCTACGAACTTAACTGTGAATTATTCCGTTATGAGGATGAGTACATTGATACTAATGTTGCTGTAATAGATCAAAGAGTTGATGATGAAGGAGAAGTAACTACAGTTGCTTTGGCAGGTATTGGTTCAACTGCTGTTGCAATAGTTGACTCATTTGCATCTCAAGGTGCCCTACAATTTATCACGCTTAATGATGACGGATATAACTATACTTCCACACCCCCTGTCACAATCGCACCCTCTCCTGCTGGTGTTACTTCAAGTAGAGCTGGTGCGTTTGCATTCACCACATCAAGGTCAGGTCTCTATTCTGTGGATTCTGTAGTAATACAAAACCCAGGTTTTGCATATACTGAAGCACCAGCTATTGGATTTGGTACTCCTGGCGTAGGTGCTGCTGCAACTGCATCTCTTACAAGCAGTGGTATAACTTCTATTCGTATTACTTCTATTGGTAATAATTATATTCAACCTCCTATTATTAGCATTCAGCATCCAGAAAATGTTGCTATTGGAACTACAGGAACTGTAGGTAGTAAAGTTGGTCAAGTACAGGCAACAGCAGTTGCTACTCTTGAAAATGATAAGTTAAGTAGAATATATCTTAGCAATGCTGGTAGTGGTTATGAAGGTACTCCTATCATCACAATTGGTGCTCCAGTTTCTACTGGTATTGGCACATATTTCTATAACGAAAGAGTTCTTGGATCTATTTCTGGAACTGAAGCATATGTTAAAGAATGGAATTCATTAGAGAGAAAATTGAAGTTGTCAATAAATAATGGTGTATTCACTCCTGGTGAGTACATAACTGGAACTGCTTCTTCCGCTAGATATCAAGTTCTATCTCACACTGGTGTTGATACCACTAGTGCTTATACATCTAATGATGAGTTTGAATTTGAGGCAGATTCTATCATTGATTTTGCAGAGACTAATCCATTTGGTAATTATTAATGTTAGGTACTTACTTTTATCACGAAATATTAAGAAGGACTGTAGTGTCCTTTGGAACACTTTTTAATGAAATTCATGTTCAAAAACAGGACAAGGATGGTAAAGTAATTAGTGATATTAATGTACCTTTAGCATATGGTCCTAGAGGAAAGTTTCTTGCACGATTAGAACAGTTACAGGAATTAAATAAACCAACTGCAATATCATTACCAAGAATGTCATTTGAAATGACAAACTTACAATATGATTCAACAAGAAAAACTTCTGTTACCAAAACTTATAAGGCAATTGATAGCAATGATAAGGTAAAGAAAGTTTATCTTCCTGTTCCATATAACATAGGTTTTGAACTTAATATTATGACTAAGTTGAATGATGATGCATTGCAGATCGTAGAACAAATTCTTCCTTTCTTTCAACCATCTTTTAATATCACAGTAGATTTGATATCATCTATTGGTGAGAAACGAGATATACCAGTTGTTCTAGAGAACATTACTTTTAGTGATGAATATGAGGGAGACTTCAGTACTCGTAGAGTATTGATGTATACTATGACATTTAATGCAAAGACCTATCTATTTGGTCCTATTGCAGAATCTACAGATGGAATCATCCGTAAGGTTCAAGTTGATTACTATACAAATACTGACAAGCAAAATGCGAAGCGTGAAATGAGGTACACTGCTACTCCAGATCCTGTTAACGCAGAACCAGATGATGACTTTGGATTTAGTGAAAATTCTACTATGTTCTTTGATGGTAAACAGTATAGTCCAACAAGAAGAGAGGATGTATGACAACTAACCCATTAGATCTTATGCCTATTGCAACTGATGAACCCATCGATACTATGCCATGTGAGTATCAACCTCCTGGTGTAGACGAAGAAGATGATATAACTATACATGAGAAGATGTATAGATTAGCCAGAGCAAAATACAATCCTTTTGCTGTTGGTGGATCAGAATCCCTTGGAGAAAAGAAATGACTTTCGACCAATTTGTTACTGAAGCATCTGCTGCATGGCAGAGGAAAGAAGGTAAGAACAAAGAAGGTGGTTTAAATGAAAAAGGTAGAAAATCATATGAAAGAGAAAATCCTGGTTCTGATTTAAAAGCACCACAACCTGAAGGCGGACCTAGAAAGAGATCTTTCTGTGCTCGTATGGGAGGTGTGAAAGGACCAATGAAAAAACCTAACGGTAAACCAACTCGTAAGGCATTAGCACTTAGAAAGTGGAAGTGTTGACATGAAAAAAGATTTTGGATCTATAGACAAAGCATTAAATACTAATAGTATTGATGTTGAAGTTACTGCTACACCTGAAGTGAAACCAGAACCTCCAACAAGAGATGTTAGTAAGGAACTAGACAAGGATTACGAATATACTAGAGGCAATCTCTATTCTCTAATTGAGAAGGGACAGGAGACTCTTAATGGAATTATGGAGTTAGCAGACGAAACACAATCTCCAAGAGCGTATGAAGTTGCTGGACAGGTTATTAAGAGTGTTGCTGATACCACTGACAAACTATTAGACTTACAAAAGAAATTAAAAGATATTGACGAAACAAAATCTTCAGCAACAACTAATGTGACAAACAATGCTATGTTCGTTGGTAGCACTGCAGAGTTACAAAAAATGCTTAAAGATATGGGAAGTTCTAAATAAAAGTGCCTTCTAGAGAGAAACATGACAGAAAAGAAAGAAGCACCTAAAGGTATTATTGGTAAGATAAAAGATAAAATATTACCAGATGAAGACGAACAAGCAGCAATTATATCTACTTTTGTGAGACTTGGTGTGTTGGTTTGGAGTGGTGGAATATTAACACTAAATTATGTTGCTATACCAGGTGTACCACAACAGAAAATTGATCCAACTTTTATAGCTTCTGTTTTTACAGGAGTTTTAGCTAGTTTTGGGATTCAGACAGCATCTAAAAAGGGTGACGGTACCATGAAAATGAACGGTAACGGTAATGGTGGTGGTAAGACTGGTGGTCCTACACAGACTATTATCATAGAACAAGCACCATTAAAAATTATTGCTGAGTCACCTAAGAAGACAGAAAATTACAAGATGTAGTATAATATATACAGTAGAATCACACTGTATATGAGAGAGACATTAATTAAAGCTTTACTAGCACATGCACAAGGAGACATCCAAAAGCATGTTGCTAATGTAGAAGTCTATCTAACTAACCCTGCAGGTATTGGAGAACACTCCGATATTACAGAGGCAATAGAAACTGAATTGAATATCATTGCTAAGTATCAAGATCAAATAGATGTAATAAACAAGTACTTTAAAACATCAAAAAGGGAGGTTCTTACCTAATGTGGAATTTTAACATTAAAAAAATTACTAGTTTCGCTACAAAGGTAAAAGAACTCGATAAGAAGTGGGCAAAAAAGATACAGGAAAAATTTAATTTAACAGACTATCAGATGCTTTGTATTGCATTTGGTAAAGGATTTATTATTGGTGCTTTGATACTCTGACCTAGTGGTGATTCCCACACTAAAATAAGCAGAATTACTCAGTTCGTGCTATAAATATGGTGTAGTATGGGATTGAAACAATCATGCCCCTCACTGGACATTACACGGTTGGTTATCACGATAATCAAAATCACACATCTGAAATTTGCGAGTATGCAGAAGATGCATACAATGCTATAAAGCAAGCGAGTGAAGATCTAAGAGGTTTCGACAATCCTCATGCAGCAGAGTATTGCATTAAGGAGAATTGATATGAATAATTTACCAATCACATCTTCTTGTGTTATATTTGGATCCATCATTGCTACAGCATGGTTCCTAGTACCAAATGCATGGGCAATTCCTATAATGGTATAAAAACAAATGGTTGTCTGGGGAGTTATCTGGATGATTGCAATATTAATCGTAGTGGTATCTTGGTATATTTACTATATACTTCGTATGGCCTATAAGGAGATGGACGATGGGAGCGATGGTTCCACCGAGTCGGAAGAGTTGCTACAACTTCCGAGTAGTGTCGATAGACAGGGTAGTTGATGGTGATACAATCGATGTATCAATAGACTTGGGTTTTGATCTTATAAAAAAGGAAAGAGTAAGGATAGCTGGTATTGATACTCCTGAGAAGAGGACTAGAAACTTAGAAGAGAAAGCACTTGGTATTGATGCTACCAATTGGATGAAAAAGAATTTGGAGGACACCATTGCAGGAGACGACGAACTCACTATTAGAACAGAACTTGTTGGTGGTATGGGTAAGTACGGTAGGCTTCTTGGTTGGTTATATGTTGGCGAGAGCGATTTATCCTTAAATGAAATTATGATTACTGAAGGATATGCTTGGGCATATGATGGTGGCACGAAGCAAAAGAACTTTGAGGAACTAAGAGAAATTCGTAGGGCACATGGTACTCTAGACGCAGGATAATGGCAGGAAAAACGGAAGAGATTTATCTAGGTAATCCCAATTTAAAAAAGGCGAATACTGAGATACAATTTACACAAGAACAAATAAAAGAATGGATCAAATGCAAAAGTGATCCTATCTATTTCACAAAGAACTATGTAAAAATAGTTTCTTTGGATGAAGGTCTTGTGCCATTTAAAATGTGGGACTTCCAAGAGAAGTTAATCATGAACTTCCACGAGAAAAGATTTAATATATGCAAGATGCCTCGGCAGACAGGTAAGTCTACTACTTGCGTTTCATATTTACTACATTATGCTGTATTCAATGATAGCGTAAACATTGGCATACTTGCTAACAAAGCAGCAACTGCCAGAGAACTACTTGGTAGATTGCAGACTGCATATGAGAATTTACCTAAATGGATGCAACAGGGTATTATATCTTGGAACAAAGGATCACTGGAGTTAGAAAATGGATCTAAAATACTTGCAGCATCTACCTCTGCCTCTGCAGTTCGAGGTATGTCTTTCAACATTCTATTTTTGGATGAGTTTGCCTTTGTTCCTAATCATATTGCTGACTCATTCTTCAGCTCAGTATATCCTACTATCACTTCTGGTAAAACAACCAAAGTCATAATGGTTTCTACTCCTCACGGAATGAACCATTTTTATAGGTATTGGCATAATGCAGAAAGAGGAAAGAATGAATATACTCCCACCGAAGTTCACTGGTCTGAAGTGCCAGGTAGAGATGCTGCATGGAAAGCACAAACCATATCGAACACATCAGAACAACAGTTTAAAGTTGAGTTTGAATGTGAGTTCTTAGGATCTGTTGATACTCTTATAGGAGTAGCAAAATTAAGAACATTGGTTTTTGAAGATCCTATAAAAGACAATGGCAAAGGATTAGTTGTATACGAAAACCCTATAAAGGATCATAATTATATTGTAACAGTTGACACTGCTAGAGGTATTGATCACGATTATTCTGCCTTTGTTGTGTTTGATATAACAAACTTTCCATATAAAACTGTAGCAAGATATAAGAACAATGAAATAAAACCTATGCTATTTCCTTCTATTATTGAAGATGTTCTTAAAGCATATAATTATGCTTATGCTTTGATAGAAGTAAATGATATTGGAGAGCAAGTTGCAACTATACTTCAATATGATTTGGAATATGAAAATGTTCTTATGTGTTCTATGAGAGGTAGAGCAGGTCAGGTAGTAGGATCAGGATTTTCTGGTAAGAAAACTCAGATGGGTGTTAGAATGACAGCAGCAGTTAAGAAAACTGGATGCTCTAATTTAAAGGCACTGGTAGAAGAAGATAAACTAGAAACAAAAGACTATGATATAATATCAGAGTTAACTACCTTCATTCAAAAGAAACAATCATGGGAGGCAGAAGAAGGTTGCCACGATGACTTAGCAATGTGCTTAGTTATTTTTGCATGGTTGGTTGCTCAAGATTACTTCAGAGAAATGACGGACAATGATGTTCGTAAGAGAATCTATGAAGAACAAAAAGATCAGATTGAGCAAGACATGGCTCCATTTGGATTCATTAGTGATGGACTAACTGACGATGAGTTTGTAGGTGACGATGGAACTAAGTGGACAGTAGACAAAGAGTTGTCATCGACATATGGTGACATGTCTTATATGTGGGATTATTATTAATGTTTAAGAATAGGAAATTAAAAAATTTATTACAAAAATCATTTCCAAAGAAGAAAATAACTATAATAGATAATAAGGACGGATCACAAACAATTTTAATATTATGAACGATTGGAGAGAATGGGGATTATTATCCTCTATGTTAATAGTGGCAGTCATGTGGGTACAAGTACCACAATGGGCAGATGACTGGGCAGTTTGTGCTGTAGATATACCTGACGCTCAGTGTCATTGGTATGTTATGTCACCTGATAATACATTTGGTGAAGGATTTGATTGGGAAGAAGCACCTTGGTTTGATGCCAATGGTCTTAATGATATAGCACCAATAGGAAAGACAACTGTAATGGAAAAATTGCAAGATCAAGATGACATCTAAAGTACAAGTAAAAAAGTTTAATGATAATTATTTCTTAAACATACAAAACTTCCTTCCAGAAGAAATCATAGAAGGACTACTAGGGGGTTGCGATGAACTAATTACAAAAATTAAAAAAGATCCTACTATTGAAGTGTTCCCTCCAGAAGCAACTTTGAATATTTTAAATGAAGTCAAAGATCAATATGTATGGAATACTTTATATGATAGAGTTAGATCAGGTATAGTTCAATATTGTAAGTTAGCAGATTTAAATTATAAGTATGTAAATTTTCATTCATCATGGGTCACAAGATATAATGGTCTACCAGAAGATGATCCCCTTGCAAAGAATAAAATAGATACCTTTACCCCATATAAAAATCTCCATAACCATGATAACAATCCTATAGGAGTAATCATCTATTTAAAAAATCCAGATCCAAAATATGGAACAATGGTTAAGGTAAGTGATAAGCAAATCTATATGCATCAAGGTGTAGAGAATACTGCTCTCATATATGATGCTAGACTATACCATAGTGCAATATATCCACCACTAAATGTTGTAGAAAAATATCCAAGGTATACAGTTGTTGTAGATACATTTATGAAGAAAACATATCATCCAACAAAAAGTTATGATAGGGAGTTTGATCCTACGGTAGTACCCAGTCAGGTGATCTAAGTTTTTGTCCAAAACCTTTAGCACCTTTAGGAAGAAGATCCCAAATATACCATTCAAATATAATATTAGTTGGTGGAGAAGTCTCTATATATTCTGGGTTATGTGGTAATACATTATAAGAAGGGAGGTTTGGATATATTAAT